AAATGACCTTGAGGTTTCGTATCGCTAGCCCTCTGCAAAGTTTCTTACACCAGACGGGTTTTGCTAATCCCATCAACCTCGGATGGGAAATACTACCGTTCTCTTTCGTTGTAGACTGGTTCCTCCCTATTGGCCCATTCCTTGAAACGCTAACTGCGTGGAACGGACTGGAGTTTATAGATGGATCCCAGACCCTATTTACGAAAAGACGAACGACTTCTGGCATCTCCGGTGGGAACACGGTTCCAGCGACTGGCAATGCTAAGTGGGTGCAGACTTACGCTAATTACGAGCGGTTGGAGACGAAACTTGACAGGACGAAGCTTACAAGCTTCCCTAGTCTTACGTTTCCCTCTTTCCGCGACGGGTTAGCTTCGGTCGACCACGCCGCTAACGCTATTGCCTTGCTGAAATCGGTTTTCCATCGGTGAGGTAGATGCTTAACTTCCTTTAAGAAAGTATCAACACTATGTCCGCTATTGCGGCAGTGAAGCTGTCGTCCATTATCGACCATTCTCTGGCTCGTTTAACGACCAGTGCAACGGTTGGTGTGGATTCAACGTTGAACCCCGAAGGGATCAATCCTCAAGGGGTCGCGTCGTGGGTGGACCGGTCTGGCGGAATCGCCATCGGTTACCCTCGTCTGACGATGTCGGTGCGTCCGCCTACCAAGGCGAGCCGCGTCTACAAAGTCACGGCGAAGCTTGTCCTCCCGACCCTCGAGCAGACGAGTCCTTCTACGATGACCGGTATCCAACCGGCTCCGACGAAGGCCTACGACTGCATGGCGGTCATGGAGTTCTTTCTCCCGGAGAGGAGCACCCTTGCAGAACGGCAAAAGCTGTTCAGCGAGGTTGCCTCCCTCTTCGCCCGGACGGTCAATGCCTCCGACGGTTCGCCCACAGATGCAACGGGCTCGCCGCTGGAGAACGCAGTGACGTTGTTCGAGACGGTGTACTAAACATACACCGCGGTTAAAGAGCTTCAGGAGGTAACACCATGTCTTCTAAGAAGCAAGGTGGCAGATTCCATAAAGGAATCGCAAGCTACCGCGTTCCCGAGAGAGTTAATCTCTCGGCAATCGAGGCTTATTACTCTTCCCTGGATTGTCCTCGGGCTTTGACTGCCTGGTTGCTCTTCAAACATGGAGAGCATCTTCAGCTAGCTAAGCTTGAGTTCAATCCTTTGGACTACAATAATCTTGTAGACCTAAGGGATGCTTACAGTGCGACCAAGTTCTTATCTAAATTCGGTGGTTTATCTACCGGTTTAGATTTGGACAAGGTTGCTCTTGAGAAGTTCGAAGAATTTGAACTTCTCTGTAAGCAGACTAATCGTCGCTTTAGGGACTTGCAGCGTGACCCGAAATATTCAGGTCACGTCGTGTGGCTGCATCACGCAGTCACGCGGAAAATCGCAAGTATCCTCGGCGACTTTCAGGCGGAGGAATTGTTCTCGATGCCTGACTGGGGTCCTGGTGCTTCTACGCTGATAAAGCGGAGAGATGCCAGTCCAGCCAAAAAGTTCCGGCTTGAAACCGGAATAACGCGTGATCTGTACTCCCTTATCCCGTGGGAGATCTTAGAGGTTGCTTATCCTCTTTGGTCTCACCAGCTTGTCGATTCGGGTTTTCCGAATTTCCAAGTAGGGAATAAGGTGATCACCGTACCGAAGGATGCTACAACTAATCGCGTTATCGCTGTTGAACCAGGGCTAAACCTCTGGTTTCAAAAAGCCGTCGGCGATATGATTGGGAAGCGGCTCCGACGGTGTGGGGTCGACTTGCGCTATCAGTCGAGGAATCAAGGGTTGGCTCGGAAGGGCAGTGTAACGCTCTCCCTTGCCACCGCTGATCTCTCTTCTGCTAGCGATTCCATAGC